GGCGGCCTTGATGCTGTAGATGCATCATACCGCCCTTCGTCGCAGGCAGTTGAGGATTTCATATCCAAGGCTCGTGCGTACGCCCACCACACTGGTGACTTCCGTGTCGCCGACCATTCCGCAATAGTGGAGCGATTAGCTTCATTCGTGGCGGCGTACACTCTTGACCCGACGGTCAATTCGTACGACCTGTCACGAGGTGAAGCTCTCTCTTTGCACGCTATTGCAGGCTACACCAGCCCTCTAGGCGCGCAGGACGACGTGATCTGGCTACCACACTACGCCGATGATTCATCATCACAAGGTGTCTTTGGAGCCATCATCTGGGCTGCGGCAGCTGTGGGCTCCGTAGTGGTCACCGACCGTCTGGCCGTTGATCAGGAGAACAGATCCGCTGTTCCTTGGTTGGCCGGGTGGGAGGCGGCCCGCGGAGCTCTCGAGGCGCTGCGGATTCTTGGCAGCAATTACCAAGCTGCGGGAGCCGGCGGGCTGTTTGCCCTCGCTATGGCCACAGGCTTGACCAAGGTCTTGTCTGTGGCCTCGTCGGGTGCCGACGGCACTGTTGTTCGCGACGTACTTCGCAGTATAAAGTACAAAGCATCGTTTGGTGGTATCAATACCGCCAATCGTGGGTGGGCTGGTATCCCACAACCTGTGGTCGGCAGCCGTGAGTCGATCGTCGGGATCGTCGACTTCATGGCACTGCAGGTGGCGGCTGCCTCATCTGTCTCGGATCCACTCATGGAACTAGACGGGCGGGTGTATCCGACAGTGTTCGTGGCGGCGAACATGCCAATTGCAGACCCCGTCACCCTCAAATCGCAGACGCTGGATCCCAGTGACACTGCGAACGCCAGCCGCTGTAGCAACTCGCTGCTCGGCCAAGCAGCATCGAACTGTGGCAAGTTCAATCGCTGCTTTGTGCGTGAGCTGCGTCGTGCCTGGCTCCTAGAGAACCAGGACGAGGCCAGCTCTCGTATGGCGGAGGGGCGAGCTGTCAGCGTGCTCAACCTTGGTTGGCAGCTGATGGTTGAAGGCGGCAGAGTAGCCGTCAACAAGGTCGCGTTCGCACCATACTATTGGGCCGAACCGACAGGTATTCTCCGACTCACTGCCGGCCGCGCGGCAGATGATGCAGGTTACGGTGTCAAATGTGACATCTACCAGCAATGCGAGATGCCGTTTTTCAGCGGACGTGCGAGTGGACGGTCCACTCACGCCGGGTATGAGCTGACCACAGCATGGTCAACAGCTCGTAACGCCGGCATCTTCCTTGCCGAAGGACCGGCTGCTGTTGCAGCCCAGAATGTGCACGTTGTGCAGTGTGAAGAGGCACGCTGGTCGCACATCGCTAAGTCTGAAGCGGCAGGTATCGTGCCATGGCTGCGCAACGGCGGCCATTTGAGCGCGACCAGTCCTGACGCGAACAGGAACGCGTTCCCAGCCCCAACTGACGGTATGTACCTCGGGACGGGGCTGAGATTGTTTGTCGTGAAACACAAGCCTGATAACAGTCAGCCGTGGATCGTGACGGACACCCAACTCCCGCGTGCTGGGGAAATAAACAGCATCGTGACTGTGTCAATCACCCCATTGACTGGTTACGCTGGTGTTGCTGGGGCTACGGTTCGCGAAAATCCGATCCAGCTCCGCACCATCCCGCTCGATCACCTATCGCGCAGCACGACCGCTGCTGAAGAATTCGGTTTCTTTGGCGTCGGGCTGTTTACGTCAGGTGATGTGAGCGTAGGCGATGTCGCTGTGCCCCCACAGCAGCCTGACGCTATGAGAGTTACAACTCATGCCCC